GGCGCGCAGCATCCAGGAAGAGGAGGGGCCAAAGCTGCGCAATCGCATGGCCATCAGTGCCGCCAAGCAGCAGATGGCCGAATTGGGTCAGCGGGCCAAGAAGATCGACGGGGATCGCCTGCTGTCGGCGGAGGCCAAGCGCGAGCGCCTGAACGAGATCGAGCAGCGCCGCAACGCGATTGCCGAGCGCGTGGCCGGGCTCACGAACTGAGCGTGCCCTGGCGCAGGAACTGCCAGATGAAGCCCACGGCGCCGAGCCCGATGATGATCAGCCAGTAGCTCTCAATCATCGAGCGGCGCTCGGCGGGCGTGGTCAGCTTGAAGAAGAGGATGGCTGCCACCACGAGCAGCCAGAAGATGATGCCGGGCATGTAGGCATCGTAGGCTGGGCAGATTCGTGGCGCAATCCTCGTGCGTCGGCATCCTCCCTCCAGGGTTCGCCAATACAGACGCGCGCCGGAACACTGCAGGCATTGCATCAGCCAACACCTGCAGGAGCTTCCAATGGCGAACACCAGCTATCCGAAGGGCATGGAGAAGCTTCTCTCCGGCTCCATCAATGCCTCCACTGACACCTTGAAGGCCGCGCTGCTGCCCAGCGGCTACGCCTTCAGCGTGTCGCATGAGTTTGTGAGCCAGCTCGGCTCGATCATCGGCACGGCCCAGCCCCTGCTCAACAAGACGATCACCGGCGGCGTGCTCGACGCGGACGATCTGGACTTCGGTGCCCTGGCGCCAGGTTCGACCATCGGCTCGGTCGTGATCTTCAAGGACACGGGCAACACTTCCACGTCGCCGGTGCTGTTCTTCCTGGACACGGTGACAGGCCTGCCCATGGCCACCAACGGCGGCGCCGTGACCATTCCCTGGGACAACAACATCAAGAAGATCGCACGGCTCAATCTGCCGGTCTACCCGAAGGGCGCGGAGAAGATGTGGGCGGGCTCCATCAACTTCTCTGCAGACGACATCAAGGTGGCGCTGTTGCCCAGCTCCTACGTCTACGACGCTGCCCACGAGTTCCTACCGGACGTGGGTGCCGTGATCGGCACGGCCCAAGCGCTCGCCAGCAGGATCGTGACGGGCGGCGTGTTCGACGCGGCCGATGCCAACTTCGGTGCGCTGGCCAGCGGCTCGACCATTGGCAGCGTGGTGCTCTACAAGGACACGGGCACGGCGGCCACGTCGCCGCTGATCGCGCGCGTGACGGATGTGCTGGGCCTGCCGCTGGCCACCAATGGCGGCGGCCTGGTGGTGCAGTGGTCCAACGGCGCCGCGCGCATCTTCTCGCTGGTGCCGGCGTAAGGAGGCAGGCCATGGACCTGTTTTCCAACAACGCCGAGACCGTGCTGGCCTCGGCCCTGACCAACGACAGCGGTGATCCGGGGTACGGCACGATCGTGACCACGGGCGCGGGCCTGGACGGCTTTGCCAACCCCAGCGGGACGCGCTCCCTGCGCGCGACCATCACGGACGCGACCATGCCCGGCCAGTGGGAGGTCGTCACCATACGCCAGATCGATGGCGTGAACCTGATCGTGGATCGCGGGGTAGAACTGCCTTGGGATGCCGGCGGCCCCATGGACTGGCCCGCGGGCGCAAAGGTCAGCGTGCGTGTCACCGCCGGAATGCTGGAGACCTTCGTCCAGATGCAGCCCAATGGCTTCTTCGGCCAGGTCCTGAGCGGCGCTGACCGGTTCGCGGCGCTCGGCTATCCCGCTCTCAAGAGCGCGTGGCCGCAATTGCTGGCGAATCCCACGTCCGACTGGCACCGCGCGGGCAACGGCCTGCTCATCGTGGGCGGCTCAATGTTCGTGGACCTGGGCACGCCGCCGGCTTGGGCTGCGGGCAACTTCGCCCACGGGGACGTGGTGGTGCCGGGTACACCCGATGGTTGCCAGTACTGGGCCTGCACGAACCAATCGAACGCAGTGTATGCGGATGCGGTGCCGGACTTCCAGGGCATGGGCACGCATGTGCCGCTGGACCCCACCTATCCGTCGTTGGGCTACTGGGTGCCAGTGCAGATGCCGGTGGACCTGCTGGTGCGGCTGGAGGGCGTGCGCATCGTGGTCGAGGAGGTCGGGTTCATCGCCAGCGTGGTGACGGCCAGCACGCCGCCAACGGTCTCCATCGGCTCGGACCTCGGGTTTTCCGATGCGCGGCCAACGCGCTTTGCCAATGCGGTCTCGCTGTCGCAGATCACGGCCGGCGGCGAGTCCCACCGCATCCCCATCGCTGTCGGCGGGCAGTTGTCGGATTCCCTGACCTTCCGAGTAGACACGCCTGCTGCTGGTGGCCGGTTCTCGGGCCGGTTCTACTGGCGCGGGTTCTACGTCGAGGGCTGATCTCATGAGCTACCCGCTCATCAACGGCGCCGCCATCAACGGCGAGGAAGCTGGCGAGGCCACGGTTGGCATTGACCTGGTGACCTTTGGCCAAGCCGTCGCCGTGCCTGCGCTGTTGGCAGCCGGCGCGCAGCCGATGGAGCTGGGCACGCCGCGAATCGTGCTGCCCCTGCGTCCGCCAGGCCTGGATCTGGTCAACGCAGGGCAGGCCACGGCGCGCTACAACACGGCCCTGCAGCCGCCGGGCATTGATCTCGTCACAGGGGGACGAGCTATGACGGAGATGGTGCTTGAGGCGCAAGGCGCGCAGCCGCTTGAGTTGGGCGCGCTGCGCGTGCGCAATGGCCTGGATGCATCCCTGGGCATCGAAGGGCTGGACCTCGTTCGCACGGACTTCGCAGTCATTGCACTGGAGCAGGTCGCACCCGACCAGGTTGTGCAGGCCCGCAGCGGCCGCCCGCTGGAGATGGGCACGCCGGAGGCTCGGCCCGGCGCAGTGACGGTGCAAGCCGTCAGCGCGCAGCCCCTGGTGCTGGGCGCGCCGGGCGCAGGTATCCGGCTGCAGGCCCAGGGTGCGCAGGCGCTGGAACTCGGCATGCCCGCCGCGGGCATTCGCCTGCAGGCCAGCGCCGCCCGGCCTCTGGAGCTTGGCGTGCCGACGGTGGCTGTGGCGCTGCAAGTCGAGGGCATTGATCTGGTGCGAGCGGGCACGGCCAGCATCGCGCTACCCACCGCGCAGCTGCTGGCCGCCAGCGCCTATGTCCTGGAGTTGGGCACGCCCGGCCTGCCTTCCACAACTGTTCGCGCACGCGCCAGTTTCCCGCTGCAGCTGGGCATGCCGGCCGTGGCCAGGGAGAACACATGCTGACCTTCGCAAAATTCAGCGGCATCAACAACGTGCTGCCTGAGCACCGCCTGGGCGGCGATGCGCTGCTGGGGGCCGAGAACGTGGACATCGGGCTCACGGGCGAGATCACACGCCGCGCCGGTCTCGCCCAGGTATCCGACCTCTGCCACAAGAACCTGCACCAGGCCCGCGGCTTCATGCTCGCCACGGTAGGCGCGCAGCTGACAGCGATCCATCCCGACGGCACGCGCCACGTCATCCACCCATCCCTTGGGCCTGAGCGGGTCTGGTACTGCAATCTTCCCGACGGCCGCACAACCTGGACGAACGGCCTGATCCAAGGTGTGACCGATGGCTTGGTCAACCAGGAGCGCAGCGTGCCCATGCCGGCGGGCCTGGGCGCGCCAGACGCGGCCTTCGGGCAGTTGCACCCGGGCCAGTACCGCTACCACCTCAGCCATGTGCGCCTGGCTGACCGGCTCGAAGGCCCGGCCATCAGCTCTGCACCCATTGAGATCGCCGACGGTGGCCTGCGCCTGGACGGTTTGCCGGTGCGCGAGGGCTACGCCTTGAACGTCTACCTCTCCGGCCAGGACGGGGAGGGTGCCTATCTGGCCGGCGTTGCCACGGGCAGCAGCTTTGAAGCCAGCGGCCCCAATTCGGCCCTGGTGCTGCCCTGTCGCACGCTGGGCGCTCAGCCGTTCCCTGTGGGCACCATCACCGCCGCGTGGCGTGGGCGCGTGCTTGTCGCCCAGGGCAATGTGCTGTGGGCCAGCCGGCCCATGGCGCCGCACCTGGCGGACTGGCGGGATTTCCGGCCCATGCCTGCGCCGATCACCGGCATCGTGCCCGTGGACGATGGCATCTATGTGGGCACGGCCGAAGATCTGGTGTTTCTGTCGGGGACCACCTTCGACCAACTGGCCTACCTGGAGCGCCAAACTGGGCCTGTCGTGCCGGGATCAGCCGTCGCGGCGCCGGGGCGCTACCTGAAGTTGGGCGATGGTGTGGGCGCAGGCCCGGCGATGGTGTGCATCGCAGGCGGCGAGATCGTGGCCGGCTTTGCGGGCGGCCAGACAGCCAGCCTCACGGCCAACCGCTTCAAGACGCCGGTGGTCGAAGTCGCTGCCACGTTCCGCGTGGTGAACGAGATCCCGCAGTACCTGGCTGTGCCTCAATGACGATCTGGGACCCTTACACCTACCGGCCCGGCGGCCAGGCCATCGGCGCGGTGGCCCCGCCGGCGCTGCGCGTGCACGGCTCGCCGGCCTCGGCCAACCAGCTTGGCATGGCTCAGGCGGCCTTTTACCGCTGGTGCATGATGGCGCGGCTGTCGGTCGTGCCCAATCCAGTGGAGGCCGGTCGGCTGCCCGACGGCACGGCCTATCGCATCGTGCGCATCGGCAACTCGACCACCATGGAGATCTGGCCGGAGGATGCGGCGAACGAGCGCGAGAGCGGGATCGGCATCACAATGGTGGACTTGCTAGGCGATCTTGTGCCGGAGCTCACGCACTCCAACGGGACGAGCCCGCAGCCCTTCATCCTCACGCCGGAAGTAGTTCCTGGCACACGCATCTGTACCGGGCGCTGGCGTGTTCGCAAGGTCAACGGATACAACGGTGGCAAGGCCGTGTTTCAGACACGCCTGCCTGACCTCTACCTCACAGGAGTGGATGGGGTATCCACCTTCTTCCAGTTGCCGCCCCCTCCGAGCTTCGATGCCTTGGGCGGCACCAATATGCGCGCCTATCGCTATGGCACCTACGGGCCTGGATTCAGTGTCTACAGCGTGCGCCGCCCCGTGGCTGAGTTTCGATCCGACGCCGAGCCACTGCCATTTTTCCGCAAGCACTCCAATGGCTCCCTTTGGATCATGCAGGCCGTGGCCAAGTTTGCAGGGGGGCCGCAGCGCATCGAGTTGTGGGGCCAGCAGTACCGCCCGCCAGGCGGCGCAGTTGGGGAGTTGGTCGCCACGTTGCCCATTCCCGGAGGCCACACCGTCAAATGGGACTCGCTGTCCTCCAGCGCAGACGGCCAACGGTTGCGCGCTGTGTTCACCACGGTATTGGGCAATTTCCTGCTCGTTGATCTGGCCGTTGGCGATGCCAGTCTTTCAATTGTCACCACTTCAGAGCGCGGCTCTCGCATCGAAGGATGGGAGGTTTCCACCAACACCGGCACTGAGCTGGAGCCCAACATCACGGGCACCCGCATGGGCCCTATCTCCTTTGGCAATGCCACCTATGGCTACGACGGCAAGGGGCGGGATTTCGAGGTTCTGTTGGGTGGGGGCGGAAGGCTGGAGCACTGGACATACCGGGAGTCATTTTCAGGCGAAGTCATTGGTGTAGACCCGATCCGGGGGCCGATCACGCTTGAGAATGAGGGCCTGTTCCTGACGGGCGACTACTCGGATCCGGGGGGGCTCATCCGCATCAATGGTCACGACATCACATTCCCCAGCGTGGCGGGGCAAAGCAGTAGCGAATTGCTTGTCACGCGAACCGTCGCAGATGGCGTGACCCTCACATACGCAGCCTCCGGATTCATCCGAGACTGGGCAGAGTCGTGGCAGATGCTGCAGGTGCTGTTTTTCGATCCCACTACAGAGTTGGTGATCCAGGCTCAGAAGATTCAACGCGGCGACTATTCGGCGGTGTATGAATCCGCTCAGACATCTGACGGCAATTGGTATCCACTCGCGGTGCCATCCAGGCTGGAGGGCACGGTCTACACAAATCGTGGGGAGGTGCTCGTGCAGTGCCGGGGCCAGATCGTCGCCAGCATCGATATTTCAGATACTGATCCCCACTATTTCGCAGTGTCGGCCGCGGTAGACCCCTGGACCGGCGCTGTCTGCGCCAATCTCATGCAGTACACGGCAGAGGACCGCCAGACGGTGCTGCGCAGCTGGATCTTTGTTGCCGACGACACCGGCGCCCGGGAACTGCACACCATCATGAAGATGCCGATGGACCACACTGCGCGCGTGCGCACCGACGAAAGCCTGATTTCCGTATGAACACCCTCGTCTGCAACACCCTGAGCGGCGCAGTTTCCGAGTACACGCGCCACGATTTCCATGCGTTGACACCGACCCATGGCGGCAGCGCCACGGGCCTATATGCCTTGGCCAGCGGTGATACCGACGACGGCCTACCCATCGTCGCCGAGCTGCGGCTGCCAGCCACGCTACGCGAATCGACCCTGAAGAAGCACCTGGAGATGGTCTATCTGTCCATGCGGGGGCGCGGCTGCGCGCAGTTCGCGGTGCTTGGGCCGAACGCGGAGCGCTGGGCCTACAGCTTCCCCCTCGTGGCCTCCGGCCAGACGCGGTGCCAGCCAGGCCGCGGCATCCGCCAGAACTACCTGGGCTTCGGCCTGAGCACCCCGGCCGGCCAAACCTTCACATTGGACCGCATTGAAGTCGTGACGGTCTCGTCCAAAACCCGCCGCGTAGGAGCATGAAATGGCACTGGATCTGAATGGACCCGCAGAGATCGTCCAGGACAAGTACGAGCGCAGCATGGCGATGGCTGACGCCGCCTCCAAGGAAGTTGCGTCTTTCACGGACGATCTGAGGAACAGCCTCTATAAGCCTTCGCAGATCGACGTTCGGTGGCAGACGCTGCCTGCGCCGAACTTGCCGCCCATCCCGGATATGCCAGCGCTGCCCGATGCGACGCTTGTGGAGCCCGCCGACATGCCCGGGCCGCTGTCGGCGCAGATACGGGACGTGCCCATCGACGGGTTCGATGTGGTGCCGCCCACACTCAACTTCGGGCAGGCCCCTGTCTTGACCATCGGCCAGGCGCCGACACTGCCTCAGTTGCGGGACGTAGCCGTGCCTGATGCGCCGGATGTGGTGCTGCCTGGTGCGCCGGAATTCCTGCAGTTGCAGACGCACACGTTTGCAGGTGTGAATCTGCATGAGGACTGGCTTGCCAAGCTGGACGACATCCCCACGCTGTCCGTGCTGCAGCCCACGCCGTTCCAGTACCAGTCGGGAGCCAAGTACGCATCACAGCTGCTGGACAATCTGAAGGCCAGCCTCAATGCACGTCTGCAGGGCGGCACCGGCATCCTCCCTGCGGTCGAGCAGCAGATCTGGGATCGTGCGCGCGATCGCGAAACGGCGCTGGCGCTGGCGCGCGAGCAGGAGGTGTTGCGCGGCGCCGAAGCTCTGGGCTTTCCGCTGCCCAGTGGCGCGCTGGCGGGCCAACTGGCTGACGCGCGCCGCGAGTTCCACGACAAGCTGTCGGGCCTGTCGCGGGATGTGGCCATCAAGCAGGCTGAGATGGAGCAGCAGAACGTCAAGGACGCCATCACCCAGGCCCTGCAGTTGGAGACTACGCTGCTGGACGACGCCTACAAGCTGGAGATGCTGGCGTTCGAGACCGCCAAGATCACTGCCGACAATGCCCTGGCCGCCTTCAACGCGGCGGTTGAGCACTACAAGGCGTTGCTGGCCGGCTACCAGGCCTATGCTGCCGCCTATGACACGGTGATCCGGGCCGAGCTCAACAAGGTCGAGGTCTACAAGGCTATGCTGGCGGCCGAGCAGACCAAGGCCGACATCAACAAGTCCCTGGTGGATCGCTACCGCGCCGAGATCGACGGGCGCATGGCGGTGGTCGAGATCTACAAGGCCCGCGTGGGCGCGGCCCAGACGCTGGTGGAACTGGAGAAGGCCCGCATCCAGGCCGGCGGCGAAGAGGTCAAGGCCTTCGTGGCCACGGTCAACGCACAGACGGCACTGGTTGACATCTACAAGACCCAGGTGGGAGCTGAGACTGCGAAGGTGGACGCTTATCGTGCGCTCACGCAGGCCTATGCATCCAAGGTGGGCGCCCAGGCCGAGCAGGCCCGCGTCGAGGTGGCCCGGTACCAGGCCCTGATCTCGGCCAAGGGTCTCGAATGGGACGGGTGGAAAGCTCGCCTGTCCGCCGCCACGGCGCGTGCCGAAAGCGCGGCTCGGCAGTCCGCAATCCTTGTCGAC